AGCTGACCTGGCTCTGTGCCCGACGTGCAGGGTGCCGAAGCTGCCGATGGGCAACCAGAGCACCGCTCACTGCCTCTGCCGCCCCTGACCGGGACCCCCGATCCCCCAATTGGGGGTGGGGGTGGGCCGCCGAGGAGGCCACCTCGGAAACGCGCGCCAAAAACCTTGACCCCCGGGGGGTCTTGCCAGCCAAAACCTGGGGGGAAAAAAGTTTAAGCCTCACCGCGGGGCGCCGCATCGAGGGGAGTTTGACAAACCGTGAAATCCCTCACCGCCAAACAGCGCCTCTTCGTGAACGAGTACAAGCGATGGCGCAACGGGAGCAAAGCCGCGCGGAACGCCGGCTACAATCCAGACACCGCAGGACAGAAAGCCTGGACGCTACTCAACGATCCGAAGTATCGCCATGTCCAAGAAGCGGTGCGCCTGGCGCTAGACGACGTGGACGAGCAGCTCCGTATCCAGCACCAGATGATCGAGGACCTTTGCATCCAGACCATCGGTTTTGACATTGGGGACCTGAAGACGGCGACTGGCGAGTGGAAGGACTTCGAACAGATGGACCCCGAGGATCGGCGCCAGATCTCGTCCATCCAAGAGAACGAGTACGAGAGCGACGGACAAAAGGGGCGCTCGCTGAGTCTCAAGTTCCAGAACAAGATGGAGGCGGCGAAGATACTTGGGAAGCACAACGGATTCTTCGCCTCTCGAGAGCCTGCTGGGGAAACTGCTCCCTATCGCGCAGCGGAAGAAGGTCTCCTTAGCCTGCTTGATCGCATCGGACAGCGATCTGCGGAGCCAGTTCCTGGAGCTACTGACGACGGAGCAAAGAAGAGTCCTTAAGTGGGCCTGGTGGTTCTGGGCTAGGCCCGACCAGCGACTCCCGCCAGGACTCTGGCAGACCATTGTTTACCTCGCCGGTCGAGGATGGGGTAAAACCCGCACCGGCGCCGAGGCCCTGCGCGAGCTCGTAGAGGAGACGCCAGAGGGACGCTGGGCGCTCATTGGCCGCTCTTATGACGACGTAAAAAAAGTTATGGTCGAGGGCGAGAGCGGGATTCTCGCCATCTCCCCCCCGCACAACCTCCCCCGCTGGCAGCCAAGCTTAAAGACGCTGACCTGGCCGAACGGAAACAAGGCCTTCGTTTACACTGGCGAGGAACCCGACCAGCTGCGCGGACATCAGTTTCACGGGGGCTGGCTCGACGAGTTGGCGGCATGGAAGTACCTCCGGCCAACCTGGGATAACTACAAGATGGCTGCTCGTCTGGGCGACCATCCGCGCACCATCGTCACCACGACGCCGCGCGCGCTGCCGGAACTGAAAGAGATTCTGGCTATTGCCGGCACCCTGGTCCGGTCAGGCCACACCTACGACAACTTGGCCAATCTCCCGCGCGTGGTGCTGGACATGCTGGAGGCGCAGTACGGCGGGACCCGCCTCGGCCGCCAGGAGCTGGCCGGCGAACTCCTCGACGCGAGCGAGGGCGCCCTCTGGAACATGCTCCTCCTGTCGGAGCTGACCATCATGGGAGGCCTGCCGGTGGCGGTCAAGCGCGGCCGCGCCGCGGTGGGTGTCGACCCTGCCGAACGGGCCAAGGGAGACAACGACGAGACCGGGATCGTGGTCGGATTGGAAGGGGTGGACGGCCTGGGCTATGTCCAGGAGGACCTCTCCGGACACCACACGCCCGAGGCCTGGGGCGACCTGGTCATTCAAGCGGCGATGCGCTGGAACGCCAAGGTCTTTGTGGAGACCAACCGCGGCGGAGACATGGTTGTCTCAAACCTGCGTGCGGCCGCTGACCGCAACGGCTTCTTCCCAGAGATCGAAGAGGTCACTTCCAAAGACGGAAAATTCACGCGGGCCGAGCCCGTAGCGACACTATACGAGAAACGGAGAATCAGGCACGTGGGCAGTTTTGCTGAACTGGAAAAGCAAATGACCGGCTACGTGCCCGGGGTGTCGCGCAAGAGCCCCGACCGTCTGGACGCCCTGGTCATTGTGATGACGGGCCTGTTCTTGCAGAAGATCGAGACCAGCCGCACCGGAATGGCGAGGCGTTAGGTGCTAGAGACGGGGGCGCAGTGGCCGCCAGACCGGGAAAGAATCGAAGGATATCGCCGCTTCGAATGTCTCTATCGGGGCGACCATCGGTCAGCCTTCAAAGAGAAGGTGGCATCCTTACTCTTCAACAAGGGCGGGGATGGCCTGACGTGGCTGGCCCTGGACTACCCGCGAACTATCGTAGACATTCCGGCGGACTTGCTAGTTGGTGCGCCCCCTGTCATCTCGTACGAAGACAAGACTTTAAACGCGGCTTGGCAAGACATCGCCGAGCGCAGTCGTTTCGACGCGTGCCTCTTGGAGCTCGCGCAAGACAAGGGCATGCGGGGAGACGCCGTGATCGAGGCTCGAGGCCTTGGCGAGAACGTCCTCATTGAGCCCAAGCCAGCGTATTGCTATTTCCCCGAACTATCCCTGGACAACGTGCGCGAGGTGCGCGGCGAGGCATTGGCCTGGTCAAGAGGCTTCGAGGGTATGACCGTGGTCAGGGTCGACCGCTACACTCCCGGCAAGATTTCGAGAGAAGCCTACGTCCTAGACGGGATGAAGATGGGCCGCCGCATAATCGGAGCCCAGCTTTCCAGGGTCCTTGGTCCTGGCGTCCCAGAGGAATCGCGCACGGGAGTGGAGCGGAGTACTCTGGTCCATGTTCCGAACACGCGGGGCAGTAACGATTTCTTCGGAAGGTCCGACCTGGGTGGCGGCCTGGTCACCTTGTTCGAAGAGGTCGACGAAAGACTCTCTCAGATTGTCCGCATTCTGGACAAGCACGCCAGCCCCAAGATGGCTGGCCCAGCGAACCTGATCGACCAGGACGGGAACGTAAACCTGCTCGCGGACTATTTCGGCGTTTCGGGTAACCAGCCGGTACCTCAGTATCTCACGTGGGACGCTCAACTAATCGCCGCCTTCGAGGCTTACAAGGCGGTTAAGGACGAGATCTTCAGGCACTCCCAGATCTCCCCACTCCTGGCCGGATATGTAAACGGGGCCAGTTACGACAGCGGCCGCGCTTACAAAATGCAGTTGGCTCCCACGCTCGCCAAGACCGCCAGGAAGGGCCTGTATCTCGACGCTGGCTTACGGGAGGCCGTGCGTCTAGCGGTGGCCATCTACACCGGCAAGAGCTACAGCGACACGCCAGCTCCCAACATTCGCTGGCGTGACGGTCTGCCCAAGGATCTCCAAGAGATGGCCACCACAAACGGTCAGCGCATCGAGAAGGGAACGCTCTCACGGCGCTCTGCCATCATGTCAGAGATGGATTGTGACGAGGCCACGGCGGACAACGAGATAGCCCGCATTGATGCAGAGAATAAACCTTTGGCTCCATCCTTGATGGCGCCGGAAATAAACACCTCCACACCCGAACACGAGGCTTTAGGCTAAGTACGAGGGCAGGGAGAGCGAGGAAGCCGCGTGAGCGACGACTTGACCCCGGCGCCGGCCGAGCACAACACGGACCCCGTCACTGCGGGAGAGACCCAGGGCGGGTCTGCAAAGGAAACCGACAACGCCTCAGCGGCCGAGATGCGTATCCTTCGCAAACAGCTCAAAGACGCCCAACAGAGACTCTCTGCTGCTGACCAGGCCAAGGCTGAAAAGGCCAAGGCTGAGATGACGGAGCTAGAGAGATACAAGACCGAGGCCGAGCAGTACAGGAAGCAGGCAGAGGAAACTCAGACTCGCTTCCTGGAGACGCAGAAGCACAACGCCTTTCGCCTTGCTGCCCAGCAAGCTGGCGCCGTTGACGTAAACGCTGCTCTAAAGCTCGCCGACCTCGGCACTCTGGATTTCGATGGTGACCAGGTGGTTGGCATAGACGCCGCCCTCAAGGCTCTGAAGAAGTCCTCTCCCTACCTGTTCGGCTCCTCCCAGGCCACCGTCAGCTCTGGCGGTGGCAACCCATCCGGCGGCGCCCCCAATGTGAAGAGCAAGGACATCGCGAGCATGACTCCTGATGAGTACAAAGCCTTTCGCTCCAAGGTCGCCTCGGGTGAAATCAAACTGTAGCTAGGAGAGCCTCATGGCAATCATCACCACTGGAACTGCCGCACTCGCGGACACTTTCAAAACCATGTATTCTCGCGATCTCCTGATGGAGGCCGAGCCCAATCTACTGCACGCGAACTTCGGATCGCAGGGCCGTATTGTTGGCGGCAAGACCATCGAGATCCGTAAGATGGCCGCGCTGCCCACCAAGACGGGGACCCTCACCGAAGGCGTAACCCCGGCTCCGGACAGCCTGGCCATCACCAAGATCACCGCAACTGCCGAGCAGGTAGGAGCATGGGTTCAGTACACCGATCTGGTGGACCTGACCGCATACGACAACATCGCCGCTGAGACCGCTCGACTGCAGGGCGACCAGGCGGGGCGCACCTACGATTATCGCATCCGGGAACAGCTCAACCAGGGCACCAACGTCACCTATGTTGGCCAGACCGCTCGCGGAGACATCACCAACTCCAACGTGGTAACGGGCACGGTCGTTAAGAAAGTGGTGCGTAAGCTCCGCAACAACAACGCCAAGGGCTTTGCCTCTCTCGGTGGTGCCTATGCTGGCCTGTGCGACCCAGATGTGGAGTTCGACCTGCTGGCCGACACGGAGTTTCAGAACGTTGTTCAATACAACTCCGCTTTCGCCGACCGCTTTGAAGGCCGCTATCTTGGGCGAGCCTGGGGCGTGGAGTGGTTCCGCTCTACCCATACCAAGCAGTTCGAGGGCGAGGGTAACAGCAATATCGATGTGCACTCTACTCTGATCCTTGGCGAGGGCGCTTACGGCGTCTTCACCCTTCAGGACCTGGAGTTCATCATCAAGCCTATCGGCTCTGCCGGTGCAGACGACCCGCTGAACCAGCGCGGCTCCATGGGTTGGAAGGGGAGCTTCATCGCGAAGATCCTCTTCGATGCCTACATGGAGCGCATTGAGTCCGGCGCGACCCAATAGCAATCAAGGAAGAGCAGGGACCCCTTTCCGCGGGGTCCCTGCTCTTTAAGAGGAGATACCTGGTGAGCAAATCGCAAGAGCTGACGCTGACAGTCAGCGAGATGGAAGCCGAGGCCCAGCGCCGCGCAGAGAAACGCAAGAACGAAACATCGGAGCCCATCGTGGCGAAGATGGCTTTGGAGAAATACTGGGAGATCGAGCTCGAAGAGTCTACCGATCCGAAGGTCAAGTTCGGCTCTCTCTACATCGGTCTAAATGAGTACTCTCACTTCCTGCCTCGTGAGACTCCAATGCTACTGGCCCAATCGCTGGTGAATCAACTGGACTGGGCGAACAAACCCACGTTCTACATCGACGCGGACGGGAAGCAAAGGACACAGCGCCGGGACGATGTGCGCATCACCAGCAAGAACGGACCGTTCTCGCCGGAGGAAGCGCACGTAAAGAGGCTTGCCGGTTTCCCCGTCTTCCCCACCAAGCTCCCTCAGCCCGTCCTCATCGAGTTGGACGCGCGAGTGGAAAAGCAAAAGAAGAAAGGCTAACCCCAATGGACTTCGATGGAAAAGTAGATCACCAGGTCGTCATGGACCTGTTCAATTCTGTGGAGTGGCGCCACAAGAATTGCTTGCTGGGAGATCCCGGCATCGCCCCTGCTACCGACGCCGACAAGGTCAAGATCACCAACAACTTCCACTATAGGCTGGAAGGCAAAGAGTATTACCAAGGGGCGGCCGACGACATCGCTTCCAGCTCTCCGGCCACCACCACGTCCACGCAGTTCCGCAAAGACATCGTGGCCATTGACTCAGCCGGCGCCGTGACACTCATTCAGGGTACCGCGGCCGCCAGCCAGAACGCCGCTGAACTCCCCGCTGTCCCTTCGACCAAGCTGGCCCTGGCATACATCGAGGTGCAGAACTCGTTCACCAACGAGAGCACCGACCTCACTACCAACCAGATCAAGAAGTTCACGTCCAACATCGACGTGACCTGGACCGACAACGAGTAAACCCTAATGCCCACCATCATCGCCACGCTCGGAGCAGCCGACGCAAACAGTCTCGTAGACGTCGAGACCGCTGACGCATACTTTGATCTTGGCCTTGGTGGTGGCGCCTGGGGAGAGCTCGACCAGGACACCAAAGAGCGCGCCCTGGTCAGCGCCACGCGAGACTTCTCCGCCATCCTCCGATGGGACGGCGTTAAGGCCTCCTCGACTCAGGCGCTCCCGTTTCCCCGCCGCCTTAACGGTATGAGCGACGGCCTCTCTCTGACATCCAACGTGACCGCCGCTGTATGCGAGCACGCGCTGGCGCTGGCAAAGGGCCTGACCGCTCCGCCAAGCGAGCGCCAGTCGATGCGTGCCGAAGGAGTCCTGAGCTGGAGCATGGGCAACCGCTCGGAGACCCTGGCCGCGGCTTCCGGCGAGACCCTCTCCGACCCGGCAGACAAACTCTCCGCACCAGTTCGCGCGCTGCTGACCGGATGGTTCCGGGTGGCCGGCACCATGGATAGCGGCCGCCGCCCAGCCTACGGCGGAAACTACGACCAGTTCGGCCAGTGGTGGCCATCGGAGCTCATGCCGTGAGCCAGTTCCCGCACACCATCCAGGTGGCGGCGCGCACCGCGATTGACGACAACGGAGTCCCCGCCTACGGCACGCCGGTGGAGTATCGGGCCAACGTCCAGGGCGCTCGCGTGATCGTCACCTCTCCCGAGGGCGTACAGATCCGGGTCCCCGGCGGCCGCATCTTCATACCCGGCCGGCCCGCCGTCGACATCGGCGCGCGAGTTACGCACGGCACGAACACCTATGAAGTGATGGGCGCCGACCCTGGCGAGGTTGGAATTCCCGCCCCGTCTGAATTCTATGCGAGGCTTATCTGATGGCTATAAACTTCGGCGTCGCAAATGCCGACGAGTTCGCCAAGGTTCTCTCGCTGATCCAGAAAGAGTTCACCGGGCTGAGCGCCGAGGCCGCCAACGAGGTAGCCGCCAAGGTTCTCGAAGACGCCAAGCGCCGCTGCCCTCGCAAGACCGGCCGCCTGGCCGAGACCGGGAAGTTGATAGTTGGCAAGACCCGGAAGACGGATGAGCACGTGGTGAAGATTCAGTTCGGCGACAAGAAGACCGCTCCATACGGGGCTATCGTTCACTTTGACCCGCACATGAAACACGAGACCGGAGAGGTGCGCTACCTTTACAACGCCACCCAGGCCCACGCAGCCGAACTCCCCCAGGCTATCGCCCAAAAGCTGAGGTCTCGATGACACTGCTCCCCGCGCTGGCTGTCTTTCTTGAAGGTCTCGGAGTCTCCGGGCCCTTTCCCGTGGGCCAGATAGTCGACGGAAATCAGGCCGAGGTCACGCTTCTCCAGCACGTCGGCAGCCACGACGAGGACACTACCCGGCTCTTGATCTTCCCGACCGTGCAGATCTTCATTCGCCGGTCAACCCAGGCCGCTGCGCACGAGGACGCCTGGACCGCATACCGGGCGCTTAACACGCTGCGCCCTATCACGCTGGCCACGGGCTACGGGGTAACCCGCTCGCGCTGCCCCTCGCTCCCGCTCTCCCTCGGCCGCGACGGCAACGGCCTGTGGCGCTATACCCTCGACGCCGACCTGACTCTTCATTACTCCGCCGCTATCTAGCAGCACCCAACCCAAAATACAAAAGGAGGCCTAGCTGTAGCTATGTCTGTGAACACGAATAGATGGAAGCAGGACGGCGTTGTTTCCGTCAAGATTCGCCGGCTGGTTAACGGGTCTCCCGTGGGCAACTGGCTTACGCTGGGCGGACCCAGCAGCGTCGCTTCTGCCCGAGAGATT